TCCAAAATAGTGTCCTTCTTGAAATTTCTCCAATTTGCGAAAAGCTTTTGCATCTTCATAACAATAAATAGTTATTTACGTTTATAATGACAGTTAAACTATCAAGGCCAGCTGGGTTGGGCCGTGCGTCGACTTGAACTCTGTGTCGAACCAATGCACCAAATAAGTTGTATAGACATTCTTAGATCTTTTGTTAGTCATCGATCTAACCTCAACAATAATACCACGTGAGCCAGGCTTTGTTTTATCCGCCACTAGGTCGCCTACATCCATCAGTCAATCCGAAACTATTTTATCAATAACTTCCAAAGCCTTTTCCATAACTTTTAGTGCCATCACATCTTTAATAGCGTCGGCTATCTGTTCTATACCTGAGTTGTGTAACTTCAAAAAATCTTCTGTGCTCATACTACATTTGGAATTATGACTGTTAAATTTCTCACTTGTAATACTGGCTGCATTATTCTGAGACTTTTGATTGTCATTCTGATTGTTAACATTCTGATTCTGTGTTTGTACAGATTGGCTCGGCTGCATGGGCCTAACCATCTGTGACGAAATTGAACCGACTTTCATTTTAATACCTCTTTTATCCTCACAATGTTTTTCAAATCCTGTTAATGGTAAATACATCGTAAGTAAATAGTACTAGAATATCGTTAATTTGTTAAGATAAAATCACTTTTGCGATATTCTTAACAGCCATTCTCTCGTTGCGAGACAAATTCTTATAGGTTTCAAGGCCTTCAGTAAAGGTGAGCGGACGCTTATTGACTCTCGTCATAAATTCTGATTCTTCTCCCATCTTTAAACTCCCAACTTCAATCTTTTGTCCGTACCCAGGAAATTCACTATCGTTTGTTCCAAAGAGGTGAGCACCTTGGCCACCTTTCGGAATAATAAGTACCGAATCTTGACAAAACTTTTCTCCTAATCTCTTGATATTACTCATAAAATTAGGATCTTCTTCAAGATTAACAACAAAAAAACTTTCTTCTGTAACTTCAACAGCTTGAGGAGTATCAAAATCTTCGATATAACTTCCTCGTACTTTGGTGACACCATATTTCAAAGACAACATTGCAGCTTTGAGGTCGCGGCTTCTCCTCCGATTTACTTGGAATGTCGTACCTTCTTCGCCAGATTCCTCTACGGCTGCATCTTCACACTTCGACCGGTCTAGTGGGTCGTCGCGAAAAGCTGAAATAATTGCAGTGTCAGTTGTTTGAATAAATCCATAAACTCGCGAAAGCGAGGACTCATTCAAAAACCTTTTCCAACTCTCTAAAATTTCCTTCATTTGAATTAAGACTCCTATTTTTTAAGACACGACGTCGATTTACATATCTTTTGCATTTGTTTAAGGTATCAATTTCATGATTAACATTTAATGCGTGTAATTGATCGATTCGGTATTCATCGAGGAAATGATTTCCTCCGCGCATCTGGCTAAGTACATCCATAGCCTTTTTGTATTTTTGATCACCAAACCATTTCACTCTTACATACGCCCACCTGTCTTCTTTAATTATCTTATTTGTGATCACGCCAAAGCGTCTGATCCCTTGATAATCTTGGAACACAACATCATTAACTTTCAATTTAAACCTCCATGTTTGTATCATCTAAGTTATACTTTTGAACTTCGATTGGCTCAAACCAACTTACTATATCCATTTGTCCTGTGGTATAAAACACACCACCGTAAGGAGGCGTGCCAGGATCCAAAAGACTTTCAGTATTCCAATGTTCCGGAAATTGATTGGCCAAACTTCTCAATATTTTATCATATAGTACAGTGGTTACCCCAGGATAAGGGCTAGCCTTTTCTTTAAGATTGTCTGGATCAACACTTAAATCATATATATTTTTGATTGGTACCATGGTACTATAAAGTGTTGCTCCTTGCCTAACAAATTCTTCTGTGTGGTCCAGATTAACGTAAAAATATATTCTCGGTAGTTGTGAAACATTAAAATCTTTTCGTGTATAAGGGTTAGCGTGAGTCACAGAATATTCTGGGTCTAACAACAACTTGGGTGCTGTACCTCTTGTAAAATGATATAACCTAATCATACCACCTTGATTATAATCATTAAGTGATTCCCTCAAGAGAAAGTTTTTCCACTTTTTTAAAATGCTTTTCATATTATTAAATAGATTCGTTTTCACTTAAAACTTGTAAGTCTTTCTTTATAAAGCTTCTTATCTCATCATCCAGCGATGGAAAAAGAATACTACAAACATCACATTCTTCTTGTATTACTATACCTATCGCATCGAATGGTATCCCAATAGCATATTTAATACCACTAGTAAAACTCAAATGAAGATCAAGCTTAACTAAATCTCCCACTTTCATTTATCATTTACAACCTCAACCCATCTCCCAGGTATGCCTTCAATGGTATGAGTATCAGAAAAAGTCACAGATACAACTTCATAAGGAAACATTACCGATGCCTCTGAAATACTGGTTATGATACCAACCGTTCCATGCTGAAGCAATGTATCGGAGTTAATTTTTACCAAATCACCGAGTTTCATCAACCTTCTCTAAAATAATTCTATCATCAAACTTGCCGCGCTTATATCGTTTTTCCTCCGCAGCTAATTCTACACGAATCATACTTAGCTCATGTACATGGCATATCGCAATAAAAACTTCCCAGATATCTGCTGCTTCTTCGTAGCAGGGCGTGTCAATAAACTCGTCAAGCTCCTCACGCATCTTCTTGTATAGGCGAGCCTTGTATTCATCATGGTTGGCAATGTGATATTCACAAGTCTTACCATCTTTCTCAATAATATCAGGAATGTTATCTCTAACTAATTTCATCTACTTTCTCCGGAATAAATAAAAGCTTTTAAAGATCTGCGTGAAGGCGAGACAACGATATGATGAAACCTTTTGTTGATTTGTGAAACAAGGCCAACAATCTCACCAGCGATGTTAAGAATTGGAGCGCCTGACGAACCTGGATATGCAGGGATGGTGAAGACAGACGTTAGGCGATCGCCTCCGGCAAAATGTCCAGAAACAACAGGGACCAAGCCTTTTCCAGCAACGCCATCTGGTGCCATCATACTCCATACCACTTTGCCCCGTGAGGGATTTTCGCGTGCGACTGGTATTGGATCCGCCAACAAAGATCGGCCGGTCTTCATTAAGCAGATATCTCTTGAAGTGTGGATATTCAACTCAACTGCAGCATATGTATTTTCTTTGTCATCGTGGATAGTTACAAGAACTTTATCAAGAACTTCAGACTGTGCTGCGTTATCAACCATCTCACGAACCCCAGCACATATATGCCCAGCAGTCAAAACTTTGTTTGATGCCACAACAGTTCCAGAGCCAGAGCCAGCTTCCAACACACAAGTAATACAATTTGCTTTGTAACGCTTCATCTCAATCCGCACGAAAGAATCAAATGGGAGGTTTGGCTTTGTATCCACATACACGCGAGTGCATGAACAGAACAGTGTCAGGCACATCATAATTAAAATTTTATTCTTCATTGTTTTTCTCGACTTCTTACAACCTTATTTATCTTTTTCGAATCTCTTGTTAAAGGCTTTTTCATATTTTTCTTCAGGTACAGTCTTCATTTCTGTATGAATTTGAGTTGTAAGCTGAGAGTTGTTTTTATCTACTATAGTATAATCAACTAACTCTATACGTTCTTTGGCTAAATCAAAGTATTTCTTTTCTAGCTCTATCCCGATAAAATCTCTGCCAGTCAATTTAGCAGAAACTCCAGTTGAACCACAGCCCATCGTAAAATCAAGTACCACGTCGCCTGGATTGCTATATGTCATAATCAACCAATTTAATATATTGGTCGGCTTCTGTGTCGGATGTATAGTCTGCTGTGCAGAGAAATTTCTCGACGCATGCAAGATACTCTTGGGATACCGAGTACCGTCGTTCTTCATGTGAGTAATTTTATTTTTTCCGAAACCATATTTATGTGTATTGGTGCCAGTACCATATCCGTCCGGACTTTTACACTTTCTTTCATAAGATTTACCGCTTTCCATAATAGGATTATACGTGGCGTTAGTACCGTTTGCAAAAACAAGAATGTTTTCATGTACTTTTAATGGTCTTTTCTTTGCTAAACCTGGACTACCACATTTATTTTTGTTCCATATTAATTCATACTTAAACCAATCAAGCTTAGATGTAATTAAAAGAGAAGAAAATGGCTGACTTCCAAAAAATATAGCATTAGTTTTTGGCTTCATTACTCGCTGTAGTTCTTCCCAAATGAGACCAAAATCTAATATCTTATCCCACTTGATAGAAGTTGTTCCATAGGGGGGATCATTCAAAACTAAATCAATTGAATTATCAGGCAAATTCTTTAAAACATTCAAGCAATCATCATTGTATAATCTCATGCTGCTCCCTCCAGAATGAGGTGAGGCTTTGCTTTTTTACGACAAATATCTCCAAATAATTCTGTCATAAAATCTACTTTTTCTGCACACGACCTTTTCTTAACTTTTATATCCTTCTTCAGCTGTATGGGATTGCTGGGATTTGTTACAATTGAATCTTCGTGGATATTAGTTAAAGAAACAAACACTGGTTTCTTATCACTTCTTTTGTAATAAACCAGATAGAAATATTCAGAATGAATTTTCTTTGGTTTGTTCCCGCTTATTTTTGTAGCAAGGGTCGACCAGTTTGTATCTTTTCCACCATACAGGACATGATTAAATACCTTAACACCCCCTCCATTGTAGGTGGTGCTTTTTTTTGGGTCGACCATCTTTATGTTAATCGGATAAACTACCCCACCAATCTCTATATCCAAATCACCAAATGCTCTATTGTCTTCCTTCGGCAACATATTTATTTTGTTTCCAAATTCTTTCCTCAAACGATTTGTAAGGTTGTCTTCTGAATTCAAAGATTCCAGGCGTCCGTCGGCGTTTTCCTTTAAACAAACACTTTCGTTATGTAAAAAATCTACCAACTGCTTGCCTATCTCGTCAATCATAATTTTATTTTTCATTCTCTGGCCTTGAAATAATAATTTTCACGTTAAGCACACCCGGCAGGACTCGAACCTGCGGCCTACGGATTAGAAGTCCGTTGCTCTAATCCACTGAGCTACGGGTGCATGAAACTATAGCCCAAACAGTACAAAAATTATAGCGCTGGCGACCAAGCCAACCATAATCTTCATGAACAATTTGTCACTTTCAAGATGATGCATGTCATTCATAATTTTACTCCTTATATAATATTCTGGTAGCCTCGGCGGGACTCGAACCCGCAAACCCGTATCGGGCGTCAGATTTTAAGTCTGATGTGTATGCCAATTCCACCACAAGGCCAAAAAAAAGCGCCCGAAGGCGCACAAAACTCAAGTTTTAGTTTAGTTTTCTACGTCTTCTTCAACAGTAGGAACAACATCAGCCGCGTCAAGAGAAACCTGAAGGTCAGAGGATACTACCCCATCGTCCATTTCCTCGACCGTGGTATCACCTACCACAACATCGTCAGTTACCTGTTCCGGAACAGCTTGTTCATCCGTAGTGCAGCCACAAATGGCTACAATCATTAGCAAGATCATTGCAAATGTGATTTTCATAATATACTCCTTTGAAATCATGAATTATAAATATACTTACCATTAAAAAATAGTAAATTATTATTTAAAATCAGGGGTGGGAATACAAGTTTCTGGATCGATTGTGACCTCATTTTTCTTGTGTGCCTCAATAAATTTTTGTGCCGCCCTCTTATTACGAAAGTTAGTTAAGTATAACATCTTCTCATTCCTTTGAAGAATCACCTCATAACATCCATGGCGCGCATGATTAATATGATAATTGCTTACCTCTGGATTCTCTTTAAGTTTCTTGAATCCCCTGGGTCTCTTCAAAAACTTTTTCTTGGTCTTAGTTTTCTTTGCGCGACTCATCAAAACCTTTGGCTACTCTCTGTAGCTTATTTCTAATTTTATCAATCATGCTCAATCGCGAATCCGTTGTACCAGATTGATAATCTACAGCTTGCCTTAGCAAATAAAGATCACTTAATGCCTCTTGTACAAGATTTTCTCTCTTGTCAGGCACATATACTATTCTGCCCATTATGCAGCTCCTTTTTTTAAGAAAAACAAATTATTTTATAATTGAATAATTATAACTCTTTCTTCTTTCTTCTCTTCTTCTTGGGGTTGGCCTTCTTTATCGACCTTAGTGTGCTCCCAATCAAATGGAGGGCGCGGAGGAGGTAGCGGTAATTCTAGAAAAGGTCGTTCGCTCACTTCCCCTGGCCCCTATACTTTTTTCGATAAGTTTTACCAGTTGTTGAGCCGCCCGGTCCGCCGCCCTTATTACCAAATTTACTATACTTACCAAGCCCTTGGCTGGTTTTCTTTTTTGGTGATGCAACTTTTCTGTTGCCTTTTAGATTAGCCATCAAAAATCTCCGTATTGACTTGCCGATCAAACATGGTTAAACCATTAAGATGATCGATTTCGTGTTGAACACATACACATTCTAAAGCATCTTTTTCAAAAGAAAAAATAAGCTGTTTTTTGTAATTGTCTTCCTGAACAATTATATCTGTCCAGCGTTCAGTTACAATATAATCACCTGGGAAGGAAAGGCAAGCTTCTTGAAAAAAAGTTTTTCCAAATTTTCCTACGATCTTCGGGTTGATAAGAACTAGAGGTTTATTAACTTTAACAACGCACACACTCAGATTAACACCAATTTGATTTGCTGCCAGGCCGACGCCATCTCTAGTCTGTGCTAAAACTTCTAATAACCGTTCTCCAAGCATGCGTCCTTCCATGACAGATTCACATTTTTTTGTTGGTTTGCTGAGTACATTTTTTTTCTTTATAATCAAGCGGCTATCTCCTGACAGCTAAAACCTCAACAAATCTATTATACAACCCTCTCCACTGCTATATTGTAAATAGTATAAAGAAGATCGTTTAACGATTAAGTAAATAGCGTACGCTATAAAAACTTAGAAAGGCCAAAGTGATGCCCGATGCTACATCAACCACATAATGTTGTTTCAAAGCAAGAGTTGATACAGAAATCAAAACCGTCCAGCTTATATAAAAAAATCTTAAAAATCGAGAACTTGTAAAGTTACTACAATTTATAAATGCTAACAAAGTTAGCCATGCAAAAGTTACATGACCAGATGGTAAAGTATTATGAGCATCATCTATATATCTGGTTGCTTGAACTAAAATTTCAGATAAAGTTGAAGCTTCAAGCGCGATTCGTGGGTAAAAACACGGCATCATAATATAAAATACATTCATTATAATGCTTGCTGCGATGCAGGCCCAAAACATATTGAAAAAGTTTTGGCGAGTTTTTACCATCCAAATCATCGTGATTATCAAGACCGGAGCTAAAGAATGATAAATCCAAATAAACTCTGGAATAAATGGAATCTGCTGGTCGACCGGTAGTAAAAAGCTATTATCGCTGCCGGTGATGAAAAACTGTATTAAGCAATAGGATAGCGCCCATAAAATTATTACACTTATAATGTATGGTAATTTCCTTTTTACGGGCATACAGCTTCCCTACCAAAGGTACGTCGAGGTGGGTGCGAAAATTATTTCGCACCCACACTTTTAACTATATACCAAACAACTGAAAAGTGTTGTAATAGTTGCTTTTTTTAAAAAAACTACTTAATGCTGATTGTCACAGGCCTGACTTCAGGGCGCTGCGGCACCGTCACGGTAAGCAAGCCATTTTCAAACCCGGCACGTGCTTGTGAAAGATCAAGGTTGTCATCATAATTAACGTATGTTTTGGTAAAACTACGTCTGGCGATGCGTCGAGAGTCATTTTCATCTCCAATCGAAGAAGCAGCAGAAACCGTGATGGACCGCTTATCTGGTTGTACATCGACATTCAATTCGTCTCTAGTAAAACCAGCCAGTGCGAACTCCATTACAGTGCTGCCTTCTTCATTGCGGTAAATATCAGCGACGGGATATCCCCGTGTTGATTGACGCATGTGACGCGGAAAATCCGTGAAAAAGTTGTTAAATGCGTCGTCGAAAACGCTTCGGCCAAGAAGGCCCGGTCGGTAAGTTGTCATTGCAGTATTCATATTATTTCTCCTTTTTAAGCAAGTAACTTATCACACATATTCCGTAAGGCAATACCTGTGATATGGATATAATAAACACGTCAAAGTTTAAATCAAGAGAAAAAACAATATTAATTTAAAGAAGTTGATAAAGATAATCTTTTCAACTCAGAAGCTGTGTGATAACGAGCTAGCAAAAGCGCTTCGATCATCTGTAAGGTTTCTCTTAATACTATCAACTCTTCGCCTGTTTTACCTCTTATAAAAACTAGATCATTTAATTCTTTTTCAAATAATTCTTTTAGTTTAAGATTTGTAAAAAGAGATTCATAGTAAAATATCAAATATTGATCGCTGCACCAAATATATTTTTGGCTTTTATCCAAGCAGCTTTCTACCAAAGAGCCAAATACAGAAATTTGTTCATCACACTCTTGTAATATAAGATTGACATATGTTATGGGTATAGCAAATACTAGAGGTTCGTCTTTTACCTGATCAGCCATTATCTAAATAATTCTCTAAATCGCTATAGCCGCCAATAAACTTAACTTCTTTTTCTAGGCGCTTAAAAATCATAGGTACTGTTTTATAATCCAACGCATCCTTTATTTCGTTCAAGACGGACTTTTGATCTTCTTCAAAAAGAACTTTTTTATATTGAAGCTGTTTCTCCTGTAAAAGCTTTTCTGCCTTAATACAGTAGCAACATTTTTTCTTAACAAAGAGGATATACATTGCCATCGGCATTCCCTTTAATCTTTTCAATTATTGTTTCTGGGTTCCCTACGACAGTAAGTGATGCGGGTGAGTTTTTAGAATATTCTAAAAATAATTTTGAAAAATCTTGGCCTTCGTTCAAACCATCAATTAAATTCCCATTTTTATGAAGTCGGGTATGCATCTCATCTTCACGAATCATACCTATATATGCAGGATTAACATATACCACACGTAACGAATACTCTACATCACAATTTTCTGTTTTTGGATTATATTGTTTTCCTTTAGAGTGGATCTCCACTAATTCAATCAAATTCATTTATTTCTCCATTAAATAAGTATCAGTAATTTTTACATACCAAAATTCATTATCATAAAAAACTCGACAAAGAGATTCTGATACATTTGTTTTAGCTTGTTTTGCTTTCTTGGGTACAATTAAAAGTTTCTTAGGTTCTTCCAGCGTACGAACCTTTTTAATGTCCTGGTCTTCAATAAGATATAAGTCCACGCCAGACGGTACATGTACTAAATCTCCTTCTTTACGCATCTTCTGTATCTTCTGAAGCTTCTTGTTGCTCTTCCTCTTCTTTAGGTGTTGCTTCTGGTTGTTCTTCAGATTGTGATACTGCTTGCATGTGTCTTTGGATAAACCCAGATAAAATCTTAGTACATTCGTCCATTGTTGAATCGATACCAAACAAACTAGCACGAACTTCTTCAGCATTTGCAATAAATTCTCTAGGATTGTTAATATCAAAGTTCTTAGACAAACAAGATACCAATTCTTTTCTAACACGAGCAACCATACTTTCAATTAGTTCTGGTACTTCTTCCATTTCCAGTGAATAATTTAATTTAACGCGCATTGTTATACCTCCACAATTGCATGACCGGTGGTGATTAAAATAGAAGCAGCACTTACAGCGTTTTGAAGTGCTACACGAGTAACCTTCGCTGGGTCTGTAATCCCGCTTTCAATCATATCTACCATTTTATTACTAATATAATCCCAACCGCAGTTGCCCATCTCGTTTTCGACAAGACTTAAAATCAAATCAGGAGATTCATCAGCGTTGAGAGCCATTTGTCTTATTGGCGATTCGAGAGATTTTCTTATAATCTCGGCTCCGTATTTTTGATCTTCATTATCAACTTCAACTTTAAAGTCTTTGCAACGAGCCAACACGACCCCGCCGCCAGGAACAATACCCTCTTCTAAGGCAGATTTAACCGCCTCTAGAGCATCTTCTACTCGATATTTCTTTTCTAGCATCTCGACTTCAGTCGCAGCGCCTACCTTAATTATAGCCACGCCGCTGATCAAACGAGTTATTCTTTCTTGTATTCTTTCACATTCCGCGATATCATCAATTTGTCTGATTTCCTCTTTAAGAGATTCGACTCTTTTGTCAATCTCTTCCCAATCAGAATTACCGCCGACTATCGTGGTGCTGTATTTTAAAACTTCAATCTTTTTGCATTCGCCCAAATCAGTTAATTTAATATCACTTAGCTTCTTTCCAGACTCTCTGCTAACAAAAGTTGCGCCTACGGCTAGAGCCAGGTCTTTTAGTATGTTGTGGCGCTCTTGGCCATAACGAGGGGCCTTCACTGCAGCAACCTTCATAGTGCCGCGCATGGCATTCATAATTAGCGCTGCAAGGGCTTGTCCTTCGACCTCTTCAGCAATAATAACAAAGGGTTTCGACTCGCGAGCAACCAACTCCAGCGCCGGTAGAATCTCTTGTACTGTATCCAATTTATAATCAGTCACAAGGATATAAGCACCATCGTGCTCGACCGCGACGCGTCGTTCATTGTTAACAAAGGCATTAGCAAAATATCCAGAATCAAATCTAAATCCCTCCGTCACATCTAGTGTGGTTTCCATTGATTTGGCTTCTTCAATGGAGATGGCGCCGTCGTGTCCAGCTTGGTCGACAGCCATCGAGATTAACTTGCCAATCGACTTGTCTCCATTAGCAGAGATTGTAGCTACGTGTTCAATTTCTTCTTGAGTTTGGATGGGTCTGGAGATCTCTTCAATCTTCTTGACAATTTCTTCCAAGGCTTTATCCATCCCTCTCTTTAGCTCCACAGGAGACGCGCCGGCTGCAATGTATTTTTGTGTATTATTTAAGATTCCACGAGCAAGTACCGTAGAAGTAGTAGTACCGTCACCAGCTAAATTGTTTGTCTCAGAAGCAACTTGTTTAATAATCTGTGCTCCAACGTTTTCAAATTCATCTTCGAAGTCAACAAACTTAGCGACAGTTACGCCATCTTTTGTAACGATGGGGTTTTTACCTTTAACATGAATAATGACGTTGCGACCTCGTGGTCCAAGCGTCGAAGCCACGTTATCAGCTAATTTATTGACGCCATTTAAAATACTTTCTTGAAGGCTCTTGCCATCAGAGTAAATCTTTGCCATCATATACCTCTGTATAGTAATTTAATAACATTATAAACGAAATCAAGAGAATGTTAAATAATTATTTCTTCCTGGTGTTGATTCCAAGCGCTTCGTCTGTGATGAAGAGCCCACGATCTAGGCTCTCGCCGTACGTGGCCGCATGGGCCTTGGTACGTCGATTCATAGCGGCAATTTGCTGTTTAGTCATCTGACCGGGATCTGCGCCTAGGCCTTCGACTGCAGTGGAGGTAGCAGCTTCTAAGTCTTCTGCATCATTAACAGCCTGGTCTCCCCTTCTCTTGTCATTAGCCAAGAAGTATTCATTTACATTATCAGTAAATCTGTTCAATGTCTCATAAACTGGTGCCATGGTAGCATTTAATAGCTCTCCGTGCTCAAGCCATATTTTCTGCATAGCAGGCTCTCCTAACTCTAGCACTCCAACCTCTCGATAACTCGATATTTCTTTGACTTGCTCGGCAGTGAATATAAATTGTTCTACGCTACTGCCCCCGCCTCCAGCGCCTGGGAGTGCTAACAATCTTGCAATCATATCTTTACGATCAATTTGTCCCGCATTAAACGCAGCAAGAGCTTCTTGAATTTCATTAAATTGTCGTGCAGAGCCGAATAGTTTTTTAAGTTTTGCGCCTCCAAATCTCTCTTCGGAGTAATGTACCGTGAATGGACCAAAAGGTTTTAATAATTTTGGATCAACAGCAAGCAATGCTTCCAATTCTTTACTTGGGGCCCCGTCGACTATATCAAATCCTCTTTTAGTAGAGAAGATACCAATTTGTTGTGCCAAGCCTTTTCTAGTCAGTGGCATAGTTGCGAAGCTTACTTTCCATGCCTTTCTGCCAAAAGAATCAAGAGCTTTTGTCAAGCTTTGAGAAGTAGAGTATTTCTTTTGTAGCTGCTTAATCTTTGCCCAAGGTCTAAAGAAAACATCTAAGAATTTTTCAAGGGTAATATCAAATTCAGAAAAATGAAGAGTTGAGCCTTGTCGGCGGGCGTCGAGATAAACAACATGATCGTAATCAATAAAGTGCTGAATCATGTTTGTGAAAGAGCCCTTAACAGCTGTCTTTGGGCCCAAAAGCTTAAGAGAGTAATGTTGGCCACCCAACACAACATCTGTGATTGGTTTGCCCGCCACTTCGGAAGCTTCCCCGTCGGGGCCCACTTCAACGCGGCCTGCAGGGTTGCCGGCGAGGTCTTTTGGATCAGTAATTTGAACAGACTGGCCGCCAAACAGCCCAGCAAGAAAACCCTCAAAAATAAAACCACCAGCAGCTTCAGTAAATTCGCCTAAGATGGAATTCATAATTTGGACAACCATCATAACTGTCATTATTTCACCAAGCGTCGCTGCTTTCGTTTCCCCTTCTTTGGGATTGATAATGTCAGCAATCAATGTTATCTTTTCCTCAACTGTATTGGTCTCGCCGCCTAAATTCTTAGTAAATTGTTCAATAATATCTCTATCGTCGGGGCCTATTTTTCCCCAAGCTTCTGTAATCTTTGCTACAGGTGTCGCGGCACGAGTCTTTTTAGAGAATGGTCCAGGAGCATACGGTGATTCTTTCTTTTCAAAAAGCATGTTCGGACCAAACTCACCAATAACCTCTTCTAACAACTCAAACATTTTTGTCATAGAGAAAACATCATTTGTTTTTTTGTTAAATACATTTTCTCTTAAAAATTTAATTTCTTTTGAATCCATTTATAAACCCTCTTATTAATTAGAAAACTATATCAGCAATTCCCAATTCAACTGCTTTTTCTGCGTCAATATAAACGTTAGTTTTTCTATCCATAAGTTTTTTAATATGTCTCTCAGTCATATCTGTCTCTTTAGCCAAAGCTTTAATATAAAGCCTCTGAGTAAATTTAGCCTCTTCAAACTCATTCTCAACATCCTGTAAGTGTCCGTGTTGGCCAGATATAACACCATGAATCATAACTCTACAGTTTCTTCCAATTCGTCTTTCGCCGTCCGTGCCTGATGCTAATAATAAAACACCAGCTGACATTACTTTTCCGATGCCATAAGTATGTATTGGTGTCCGCTTGCGAACCATTCTGATAACATCATATACTGCAAACATTTCAGTTGAAAGGCCGCCGTATGTCGAAACATAAAAATCGACAGGATCATTAGTTTCTTCTTCGTCGGCTTTATTGTTTTCAGAATCTAGTAAAAGCATGCCAAAGACAGCTTCAGAACACTTTTCTTCATTGATATCTCCGTAAATTCCTGTTACCCTTAACTTATTTTCAAGGGTATCTGCAAAATTAAGTAGAAAATCTGTTTCTTTTGTCTCTTGTTCATCCCCGTTACTCTTTTTCTTAGTTGAGAATTTTTTCATTTTTTGCCTCTTGTTTTTTTAAAAGTCTCATTGCTTGATCCCAATTTTTAAAACTAAGTCTTTGACCGACTTTACCAGGACAGGCAAATAAAATCATAGCTATGGATAATTCTCTCCACAGGTTAATAATATCTCTATCTTTATCTTTTACTTCATCAGTATCCTCTTTACTACAATTTGCAGCTTTCATCACTTCATATTTTAATTCAGACGCGGCGTGGTAGTTCTCGTCCCCCATTTTTAAAATATTCAAAACGTGATATATAGTCTCATTGAACAAAGCCAATGACACGCTCATACTTAAAACAAGTGTTCCAACCTTATAAGTTACTGCGCCGGCAAGAAACCATAATATTGAATTAACCCAAGTTAAATCCTCCAATTTTACCTCCTAAAAACAAAAGGCAAGGGGCTAACCCCTTGCCTTTATTCTAACCTCTTTTTTATAAATATTTAATCTTTATTACTGATTTTTTCTTACACTGTTTAAAAGACGAGCGGCGACGCGACGTGTTACTTCTTGTACCAAATCATCATCCATTTCTTGTAATTCAATGCCAGCAGCTTCAAGCTCTTGCATCACTTCTTCTTCGTCTTCCAGGGGCTCTTCTTCGCCGGGCTCGGCAACTTCTTCTTCACCCGGCATTGGCTCTTCTAGCCCCTCGCCTTCTTCCCCTTCGGCGGCGCCGAGGATCTTATCCAAAACATCACGAGCGACTTTGAGCGCATCGACTTCTTCTTCGGGGACAACAACTTCAGCCTCAACGTCGCCGCCACCTTCTTCTGCACCCATGTCCATTTCGGGCTCTTCTCCGCCCATGTCCATTTCGGGCTCTTCTCCGCCCATGTCCATTTCGGGCTCTTCCCCGCCCATGGGCATTTCTTCTTCTTCCGGTTGTTCCATTATATCGTCATCTCTACCATATGCTCCACCTTCGTTAAGGCGAGAAATAAAGCCTTTTGATAGGCTGCCGATATTGGCATATTTCATAAATTTTCTAATTTCTGATTCGTTTAAAACTTTTTTGGACATCTCTTCGCTCCTTGCTTTTTAAAAAATGAGGCTGAATCCTTTTATAAATAGTATCTTGTACTTAAGAAAGTCAATTCCCTTATAATTATATAGCATCTTCATCAAGTAAATTTTTAATTTTTTTATATGTAATATCTTGTATTTGCTTAACACGTATAAAGCTGATTCCCAGCCGCTTTGAACATTCTCGCAAAGTCATAGGTCCATTTTTTTCAACAGCTTCCAAAACACAATTGTGATCATCAGGATATGATATCCAATGTCGACACTCTTGAACGGGACACACAACGTTCATATCTCTGCAAACCTTTAAACATTTTTTCATATCTCTGGATGATCCTCTGCTATAATATCAAATATACTTTCCAAATCATTATCATCAAGCGCAAATTTCTTTTTAGTTTCTTGGGCTTTGCCGTGCATTCTTTTAATATAATTTCTTTTTAGTTTTCCTTGCAAATTCATTTTCTCTTTAAATTTATTTATATATTCTAAGACCCCTGAATCGTTTTCTAAATATCCCGTGATCATCATTCTAAAAAATTGAGATTGGTTTATGCCATCATATCCACACCTTATTCTCAAATCAGCCTGGCGTTTCTCAGTATCATAAAACATAAATTTCTTACGTGTTTTCGCATCTGGTATAGTTGGGTCTTTCATTTATTTTTCCAAAGAATATGAGTATTGCTCTCTAGTTGTGATGCGCTTGATTGTAAGACGAAAGATGCCTTACATCGAAGTTCTGCCAAATCATGTGCGCCTGAATAAGACAGGCCACTGCGAATGCCACCAATAATATCTTGAAGGATATTCCCAACACTACCCCTAAACGGAACGGTAGTTGAAACGCCTTCTGGAGTTGAAGTTTTCCCCCTCCAGGCAGTTTGGGCGTTGGCCGATGCCATGCCCCTATAAACTTTATATTTTTTATCTGCTTTACCAAAAAATACTTCACCTGGAGTTTCTTTTGTGCCGGCCAACATAGAGCCAATCATAACAAAATCTGCGCCGGCGGCGTACGCCTTAACCATGTCGCCGGTTGTTCTTATACCGCCGTCGGCAATAATTTTTACATCATAACTAGTCCTCGCGCAGTTTAAAATACTTTGAAAAGTTGGAATTCCGTGGCCAGTCACGAGCCGTGTGGAACAAATAGATCCTCCTCCAATCCCCACGCGAATTGAATCTGCGCCCCAGGATGCCAAGGCGTCGAAAGCTTCTAGGGTTGCTACATTACCAGCCATTACATGTACTTTGTTTCCCAACAGTTCGCGAATGGAGGACAAAGCATGCTTTACTAAAGAATGGTGGCCGTGAGCAACGTCGATACATATAACTCTTGCACCGGCTTCGTAAAGAGCGACGGCTCTTTCCTCGTAGTCACCCGTGACCCCAATAGCAACTGCGACGGATGTTGTAGAGGGAGCGTTGGCTTCACGCACAAGATCAACTTGTTCTTCAATCGAGTTATATCTATGAATAATTCCTAACCCACCAAACTGGCTCATAATGGTAGCCATAGCCGATTCAGTTATAGTATCCATTGGGCTGGATATGACAGGCAATTCTAATCTCGTAAATGAATCTAAGTTATTTCCTATATCAATTTGGCTACGACTTTCTATTGTGCTATATTGTGGTGTTAATAACACATCATCAAAGGAATAGGTCTGTTTCATTTTGTTTCCTCCTTCTTATTAAGTTTCATATTAAAATCCAGAAATATTAGTAAGTGGGTGATGATCTGAAGTTTTTTCGTTTGTGCTCCCTAAAGCATCCGAGCCTCGGTTACTTATAGTAAGTCCTTGGTTTTCATATAGATTTTGACCTACAGCTTGCCGAGAACGAAAATGTACTACCGGTACCAAAACTAATTGTGCGATCTTGTCTTCATGATAAATAATTTGAGATTCATTGCCAATATTATGAAGATCAATAAATACTTCGCCATCATATCCTGAATCGATAATATGAGCGCCGACGATCAAAGATCGTTTTGCCCCCATGCTAGATCGATTACAAACCTGCAGCATATATCCATGCGGGATTCCAAACCGCAGGCCTGTTGGAATCATTTTATTTTCACCGGGAGCAATCTCAACTTCCTTCTTAAGATAAGCATATATATCCAAGCCAGCATCCGAAGGATTACTTCTTGAAGGAACTTTAACTCCATATTCAGCTGTTGCATACTCAATTATCATTCTTTACTCCTTGCAAATTCTTCAATGACATTTTTAGCTCCTGTCCAACACTCTGGACAGTAAAGATTAACTTTATTTTGTGTTTGTCGTACCACTACGGTCCAACTTTGAACTTGTTCTTTATCTGCTTTATCAAAAGGTTTGGTACAAACTAGACAATGTTCTCCTAATTTGTCAAACATAAAGATCTTCTCTTTCAGTTCTTTTTCCGCTCTTTTCTTTTTAGCGCGACTTATTTTTCTTTTTATGCTTCCCACATCTATCCTAATAATTTAAATGTATGTCGAATAGATCGAGTGCTGAAGCCCCACTCATCATTATAATCCAATTTAGCAGCATATGGTCTATTGATGTGAATTATATCGTCATCTTTAACACCCCAACACCTAATCGTTGATAAGACCGAAGAATCATCGACTACCTTAACAATCCAGTAGGTCTTTCCATGTTTAGTTTTTTTAGAAAGTACCTCGCGGGGGATAAACCAAGCAACGCCTAAATCATTATCCCATTCGCCCAAAGGTGGAACTTGATAACGGAGAATTGATTCTCGAATTTGTTTTGTCAATACCAAATCAAATGGAAACATTCCAGTTAGTGTAGAAATGTGTTCAATCTTCTCTTCGCTTGTAAAATCTTCTTCGGGAGAATACAAATTAATTTTCTCCTGCAGCTGTTTTGCGGACCTAGGGCGATCTTGGATACAAGCCATCCAGAAATGTTTGCATCCGTTAAACCGATCGTCCACCAAGGAATCCAAAGCACCGGAACGACACAAAACATCCAAAGCCTTCTTATTTAATTTTGAATAGATAATATCTTCGCTAAAAAGCAAGTCTTCAATAGACTCAAACGGCCTGTTATTAATAATCTGCTCAATAGCTTTGTCTCCCATTCCCTTAATAGAACTGAAAGGCTGAATTAAAGTATTTCCATCTTCTGAAATCTCCCACTCTTTTGTAGAAGTGTTAATATCAATTACATCGATATCAAAACCATATTGCTGTGCAAGACTTATTGCCGATGCTTTTCTCGACTCAGGTTCCTTGTCCAAAAAGGCTGCAGACCAACACTCTGGATAATAATTTAAAAGCCAGGCACACTGATAAGATAGGAGACTATAAGCAACAGCATGAGACTTGTTAAACCCATAGCCACTAAAATACTCAAAGTTTCTCCAGAGTTCAGCGGCGGCGGGTCGAGCAATTGACTTAGCAACGCATCCTTCAATAAATCTTTTTCTGATTTGTTCTTTCTCTTCATTTCCTTTGCCTGTGCCTTTCTTTGTCAAAAGCTTACGAAGCTTGTTACCTTCGTCAAGAGTAATTCCGTTGCCAAGCTTGTGGGCCAACAAAGCAATCTGCTCTTGAAAAATAAGAAATCCAGCAGTTTCTTGTGTTACTTCTTTTACTAGATCATTAACGTAGTTGATACTATCAGGGTTTTTCTTTGCTTTAACATATTGACGATCGACCTTAGCACCTAGAGGGCCAGGTCGGTAAATAGATGTAATTGCGGCAATATCAACGATGCTACTTGGTTTTGCGCTCTTGCAAAATCTCTGTGCGCCGTCATTTGTAAATTGAAACACTCCGATGAATTTGCCTTTATGAAAAATGTTTTTATACACCTGTTGATCAAAAAGATCAATTTTATCTGGATGTAAATTTTCGTCGTAGTATTTTTTGATATCCTCGTAGGTCGGGTTGTCGATGCCATGATGTCTCTTGAGGACATGACCAACAGCAGACTGAATCATCTCTAATGTTGAGAGACCTAACAAATCAAACTTAATAAAGCCAAGAGGTTCCAAATGACGCACATTTTGCCCTTCGGGCCATGGCGTTTGTATCACACCGCCACGGTTAATAAGTGGCATATGGTTGTCCAAATTTTCCCCAACAACAACGCCGCCTGCATGTCGGCTAACTGAACGTACTTGTCCATATAAGGCTTCGATATGAGTTTTAATGTGCGGATACTTATTTAAAAATCTTTGTAAGCTATCAGAGAATTCCATAAGCTCTTCAAATGTTGGCACGTATACGCCAGATTTAATTCCATTCTTTGCTTTGGCCTTCGGCGTGGCCTCTTTAACCATATTACCAGTTACACTGTTAACCTCCACAAACGGAACGCCGTAAAACTTTGAAATGTCTTTTACCAAAGATCTTAGCTGAAGAGTATTAAAGTTAGAAATAGGCACAACTGTGGTCTCACCCCACTCTTCAGCTAAAATCTCCTTCAAGCCAAAAGCATCACTGACATCATAATCAATGTCTGGATAATCCATGGCGTCGGCGCGCAGGAAGCGGCTGAATAGAAGGCCATATTTAATCGGGTCAATCTGTGTGATGCCTAACACGTAAGCCACAAGAGAACCAGCGGCGGATCCTCGGCCTGGGCCAGAGAGCATATGATCATTCGCCTTATCTGCAATGGCTTTCATGGTGAGAAAATACTTTGAGAATCCGCGATCGACGATGACATTTAACTCATGTTGTAGGCGGTCAGAATATTCTTTGTTATCACCCAAGCTCATACTGCGCAAAGCTGCAACTGAAATCTTCAAAAGCGCTTCGTCTGCGGTATCACCGTCTGGTACAACGAAGCTTGGTAGACGAACCGTGTCGTCTGGCATGAAGTCTTCGATACGCTCATGTGCAATATAGTGAGTCTTAACAATAGAATCGTATACTAAGTCATCATCATATAATGTTTGACACTCTTCTGAGTACTTCTTATAGGATTCCCACATTTGGTCGCCATTCTTCGGATAAAGCTCCATTCCTATTTCATCAACATCAATAGGAAGTTCTGACGTCAACCATTCTGGTTTTCTAGGACGATTAAGAAAGCCCAAGCGCCTATATAGCTCGCGGTCTTTCCATGCGTCCGGATTCGGATAATGACTATCAGCTGTTGAAATAAGTTCAATACCATATTCATGGTGCATTTGAACTACATACTGATTAAGCTCATGTTGTGCTGCAATGTTATTCCATTGCAACTCTCCATACCAGCGGTCACCTAGGATTGATTGCATTTTCTCAGTTGTTTGACGCATTGCATTTACAATAGCATCCGGACCATCGTCGAGGTTATCCCAATAATTTCCAGCGTATACACCACCAAGACAAGCGGAAGACGCAATAATTCCATCGTTATATTTTTCCAATAGCTTATAATCTACGCGAGGATAACGATAAAAATTATCTCCTTGGTGTGTTTCAGAAACAATTTTAAAGATATTATTAAGACCAGCTTGATTTTGAGCAAGCAACACCAGATGCCTGCGAGCTTTAATGATGTTGTTCTTTTGTTTCGAGGCACCCTCATCTTCTGTGACAAGTCTGCCGTCTTCTTTTTCTAACTGTCTAGCAGTCTTTTTATCTGCCTTGGCCTGTTCATAGGCTTCTTTCCATTTCGCCACCGAGGGGACGAAGTAAGCCTCAACTCCGAAAATTGGCTTAAAAATTTTTCCAGCTGTCTTCATTTTCTTGGCATGCAAAACCTGGTAAGACATACCATTCATGTTGCCATGGTCAGTAAGTGCTAGTGCGCTGCTGCCGTTCTCATATGCAAAATCCATGTGGTCCTGCGGATAGCCAAAACCGTCGAAAGGTGAACCAACGACGCTATGTGCATGCAGACCAACAAAAGGAATCTTAGATTTAGTTTTTTCCATTAATAACCTCTACTCTATTATAAGAATATAAATCGACTAGTCAATAACTTCATCGACTCCAATTCCATTCCATTCTTTGTATTTGAGAATATGATGGGAAGGACGTCTAACTTCATGACCCTTCTCAGAAAGAAAATCACAATAACTATCCCAACTATCTATTTTAAAATAATCGCTAACTTCTATCATAGCTGCGTCCGCAAGACTTAAAGTATCAAATACCTGTTCCAACGTAAAAAACCTATAAGAAAATCTTTCCTTTATAGATAGTTTTTCGGAAGAATCTGGGCCGGCCCAAAGTCCAGTTGATTTTGCACGAACCTCTTCTTTAAGAGTTTCCAGTGTTTCTAGACCAAATGTAAATCCAAGATATTCCCCGTTACTAATATTTTTATTATTATTGGCAAGATACACATCTCTTTTTGATGATATCACATCTCTATGTTCTCTCAAAAAACTAGGATCGTAATAGCCATATGGCCATGAAACATAAAACTTATCTGGTGTAAGCCACTTACTCATTCCAGATGATATTTTTTTAGCTATTGAAGCACCATGTAGAACACTCCAACTTAAGCAATCGCGTTTATTAATATCCCTAGAATGTATAGGAACGTAGTATATTTGAATTGGTTTTTGAAAAGCTTTTTTTTCAACTTCAAAGCGTCTTAAAATCCAAACTGGATCTTGAACCATTTCTCCAATTCGATAGCGAATCAATGGTTGTATATCGTCAGCACAAACAATCCATATTGTTTCACAACCAGCATATGCACACTCTACTACACATCTTTCAATAGCTAGATAATCTGGGCCAATTGGCATCAAACAATCGTGCCATGGCATATTGTAATCTAATTTCTGGCCAGAAACAGGAATGATTCCAGCCAAATGAAATTTCATAAAATCCTCTATTCCGTTCTAAGAATAAAAGGCTCCGAATCAATAACAGGATAAATATCTCGTTTCCAAAAGTTTAGTTTGACGTTACTCTCAACGCCAGCTTCCTTCATAAGAGCTATAGTTTTAAATCGAGCCATCGTATCTGTATATTCTACATCATGTAATTGTTCTAAAGTTAAAAAAGATTCTGTTACGGCATCTTTTCTATCTTTGTTACCGTCAATACGATTTGACAAAAAGAATTTAACTGTTTTGACAAAATCAGAATCACTTCGTATATTATCCAAATTATGTCTTGCACCCGTTTTGATATCAAACCAATCTAAAACACGATACTTTTCGAAATTATTTTGTATAGGAGAATTTATAATATTGATGTCGTCGTAAAGAAACAACTTTTCATATTCTATTTTAATATTTTTTTCTAGTTTTGTTGTAATTTCTAGTTTGTCGTCAGCGATTTTAATTTTTTCAATAGTATCACCGAAGGGAACATAACCCTCCAAAGCGTGTCCATAAACTAATTCTGCCCATATATCTTCTTTGCTGGCACCTGCAGGATATTTTTTTACCCCCACAGACAGTTCATTATCTGTTGTGTCGAAAGAATGTAAAAAAGGACGACGATTAAACAACAAACAAGCCTTTTCTTTAATGGCACATAACACGGCATTTAATTCACTCCCAACTACAATAGTCGAAAACTTATAAACTTTGTTTAACATCCAAGCATCTTTTTACGATTTCGTTTGATATCCCTATGCCATTTTTTAAGAATTTTATAATGGTTGGGTCTTTGCTTGCAACGGCCGCCAACTTTTTTGGAGCGTATGCCCGTAACCCACGCGGCTAGCCAAATTTTATCCTCAGTTTTATATTTACACATCTTTTTGACTTTAGGTATTTGTCTGACGATGTGTTTCATCCAACTTTCAGCAGCTGTTTTCGGATCAGTTCTATTCAGGCCAGGGAACATCTTTTCATAAATTGGCCACATCTGCAATATTCCAATGGCCATCGGCGTTTTCTTATTCTTACTAAATTTTCTGTCTCCTCTGGCATTGGGATTATATCCTGATTCCATGCAGGCAGCTGCCAAAATCATTCCTCTCATACCAGGTGGCGGATTAAAAGATTTTTCAACTTCAATCAATTTATCTAGCAAGGCATAATCAATCTTATTTGGATTAATACCACGACAGTTAAAAACCGCTTGATATAATAATTCTTTGTAAGTAACGGGATCATTAACTTTATAAGAAAGGTCTGCTGGCTGTGCGAACTCTAACTCAACAGCCGGCTCCGCGGTACCCGGGGTATCATGAAAGCCTGTCGGCATTGCCGACAAGGCAGCTAATGTAATAGCGATAATAAAATGCACTTTAATTTTTCTCCTTATTCTTCTCGTATGCTTCGGCGGCGTAGGGCCATAAAATTTTGGTTATTTTTAGCATACCTTCAGCTAGTTGCTGAATTTCCCATTGCGCGCCCTTGTGACTTCTTAAGTCTATAAATTTAAATAGGTTATTCAAATTACAAGTGCCATAATATTCTGTATACATATTTTGTGGTAATACACCACGAGCCTGTTCGCGACATACGCCGGCATCTAATAAACAATCGTATAATTTTAAAGAATCTTTATGCCATGTCTTTATTATTTTTGATGCGCTGCCAAAATACTCACCTTGAAAATCTCCCATACCTAGCTTAACCTCAATCTTAGGATTAATTAAATCCTTTGTACTAGCTTGTCTGTTAGAAGTGTGTTGAGTTCTAAATTTCTTTGGTTCATAAAATTTTACATCAAAATCAGTGTATCTACGACTAATTTCATTATAAGACCACGTTCTATGCCGATGGTGTTGGCTTCTTACAAATAAAGGTACATTAATTCTAAATGTAACTACATTATGTTCAAATGTTGAGGTATGCCTATGTTTAATGAGATATTTAATAAGTTTTTTATCCTTATTGTCTAACTCACTTTTATGTTTTCCGAAAGAAACACGGGCGCTGTTAACTATAGTTAAGTCAGAACCCATATAATCTACAAGCTCAACAAAACCTATGTTATCATTATATAATTCAATTTTATCAGCCATCATCCTCACTCAAACAGCCAACAACGTGGCTTTCAAGAACTAAATGGTATGTCTCGCCATCGTATGTACAAGACTCAATAACATGACTAGGTACAACAATATTTAATCCTTGCCACAAGCTCATTTCAGATCCCCGTGATGCTCGAATTAATTTTGCTGCCGAGAAAGGCGATTCATTTAATATAACATTTTCGGGCAAAAGGATTGTAGAGCTTAACTCTTCTTTGGTTTCTACCTCTAATGGTTCTACAACCAAATATTTATTTACAGGGATAAGCATATTAGCCTCCTAAGAAATTCTTGTTTAAGCCGTTGAAGTACTCAGTAAACTGATCGATATCGTCGCCTTTCCTTAGCATGCGATAGGCGCGAACAGCTTGTCGCATTTCATCTTTAGAAAGCCAGCCGTTATGAGCATAGTTCTTTCTCAAATCTCTTTTATGCTCCTTATACGGCTCCATCTCATCTTCAATAGCCTTTAGGGCCTTAATATACTCAACAACATAATCTTCTTTACTATCGCTCACAATAACCTCCTTATAAGCAACAATGATATTATAGTAACATAAATGATATAATCAATTAAACAATTTCACACGAGCCGCCCGAACAAGCTAGTTCGCCCGTGAGGTTGGTTTCATCATCTAGTTCAATAACTTTTGTTAAATTGATGTCTTTCAGCGCTTCCAAAAGTACTTGATATTTTTCCGGAGAACAATCTTCAAAAGGGGCTTGTTTATATGTATGTTCAGAATATGGAAGAACAGATAGACCATTATAGCAATCTCGATTCTCCCACATCCAGTCACCCACATCTGTCCATTCATCTGGACGAATTGAAATTGTTGCTGACACATTATGTGTATTTTGGCCACGTTGGTGTCCAGGGCGGACCCACTCTTCAGATACTTTCTTTACTCTTTTGAGAAGCTGCAAAGCACTTTCGGTACGTATAATCGCACTTTCTGGCGCTTTTTGTGGTACACTAATCACTGCAGTATCATGTGGCCTAAAATATTCATCTTCAATTAATTCTGGGTGGTGAATAAGAAGATGAGTATAAATAGCCTCATTTTTACCCACGCGTAGGCGTCGAATATAATGATTATTGTGCCATGCATGAATCCCACTTGAGGTACCTAGAGCCAAAGAAGTAGTTCCGGCCGGCTTAACACACGTGGTTCGCGCTGCTGGTCTAATACCAATTTGTGATGCGACGCGTCTATTTTCTCGCTTGACAATTAAGGAGGCCGCTTTCATATCTAATTCTAAGACTCTTCCTGAAGCGATACCAGTCATAGATACACCGATTAATGCATCTTTTTCTGTGTTTCTACGCCATACTTCACGTAAATAATGAAAGTCTGTGTATCCAGCCTGTAGAGTAGCAATAAGAGTAGCTGCTCTTATACGATTTTCATATTCTTCTTGCGTTTTTAAATCAGACGCATTTACTTCGACAAGATTACAAAATTGATAAGGTTTTAGGGCGATTTCACAACATGGATTTGTACCCCAATCTTTATCATTTGTAAAATAAAAGCCTGGTTCTCCAGATCCAGAAGCCTTAACCCGCTCCCAAAGATCTGTAAAATATTCTCTCGTGATACGGTGGCGCATCAATACTACTGAATTGTTAGATCTTCCTCGTTGTGAGTTGGTTTCCCACCAATTTCCTGTTTTTGCGGCGAGCATTTCTTCATCGTCCGCTGAAAAAAGCGAAATAAGAGCAGCGCGGCGAATCCCGCCAGCGAGAACGGCATCAGCAATATGACAAATAATATCGTGGATTTCAATGGGCTCAAGTTTATCTCCATTCTCTTTTTCTTCCAAAATACCCTGTACTTTAACAAGACATTCTTTTAAAGGCTGAGGGCCCGGGGCCTTGCCTCCACTAGTAAGTAGTCTTGCGCCCTTCGGACGAATATCTGAAAAATCAAATCTAAGCTTTGAACCCCCCTTGAAATACGAATTAATTAAAGCTTTGATTGCGTCTGACCAGCCCTCGATCGAATCAGCGATAAGAAATCTTCGCGTACGTTTTGTGTTTGGTTTTTGAATTTCGGGAAGTTTATCCACATGATGTTTCTGAACCGAATATCCGACACCAGTTCCACCAAGTAAGAGAAACATGCATTCGCTGAAAGAAGCAAGATGATCGATAGGCATAAAAGCGCAGTTGTAAATCCGGTTAGGAGCCACTTCAATTGGCTTACCCCCGAATTGCATAGATCGCATAGATGGTAATACTTTTTTATCATAAACATATATATAAGCCTCCTCAATTTCATCTTTAAGATCGGGGTACTTTTTCAAATGCATTCTTTTATTTCGGCTAACTAGCTCTTTCCAGGTTTCTCTTCTTTCCTTTTTAGGAATGTAGCGTGCGTACTTCATATGTACTGTGATGTCTGATAAAATCTTGCTAGGTAGCTCCATTACTGCTCTCCTGTCTTGCTTTTTTAAAACTTTTGTATTTCTCTCTTAATTCTTTTGCCAAATCTTGTGGTGATGAACTAAATTTAATTTCTGCAGAATCTATGGGCTCCAGAACCTTCAAAGAAACGGTCGCCGTATCCACAAACATGGGGAAGACCAATCCATCAGGCCCATTGCGATTTTTTGCAATATACATTCTCGCAGTATTTGCGTTTTTGTCTTTTACTGTTCTTGATATTGAACAAATAAAATCAGCCACAAAACACTTATTAAACGCCTCTGAAATAGATTCCATTGTTACAACCTCTGCGTTCAATCCAGACCTGTTTGTCTGTGATGCTGTCCATAACGGGCAATCAAACTCTTGGCCGATAGCTCGCAGGTTTTCATAAATAGACTCTAACTCATTCCTTTTTTCCTTATAAAAAGTAGGCGGACGAAGTAAATCAGCGTAATCTACTATAATCATGTCGATTTTATGATTTCTTTTTTTTAACTTTTCTAAGTGAGAACGAATATTGTTGGGTGTAGCAGATTTTGTTGGATATTCCTTAACAATCAAAGAACCCGGTAAGTCGCTAATTGCCTCCAATACTTCATCTTTGCGGTGGAAGAGAGTTGATAGTGGTATCTGGCTTAAGCAGCTATCGTATCTTTGGCCAACAACACCTTCTCCCAACTCCAAAGTATAATGTACAATATTTTTACCTTCTTTTAGAGCAGCTGCGCCGAGATGTACTAACGCCATAGACTTACCTGCACCGGTAGGAGCGATTATTACTCCAAGTTCTCCCTTGCCCAGGCCCCTATTAGTCAATTTATCAATTTTTGGCCAACCAGTAGAAACAGGATTTCGATTTTTAAATTCGTATCTTAGCTCAAAATCTTTAATAAAATCATGACCAAAGTTGTTATCCATGCCCAACTTTAATGCTTCGTCAATTACTCCTTTAATCTCGTCATAGGAAGAACTATGAATAAGGTTAACTGATTTCATCAAAGCCTCTTTCAGCTTCTGCTTTTTACAAAAATCTAAAGCAGTTTCCTTAATGTATTTTTCATCTTGAATTTTCCTAATCAAAATTCTAGAAAAATAATCACGTACTTGTTTTTGCAATGCATCTGACTCGTAGTCCATCTCCGTACGAAGGATAGACGACATAATCTTTTGTGTTGGATGCACGCCATACTTTTTACGATAATCAAAAATTTTCGAAGAAAATACCCGAAGATATTTTAATTCAAAAAAACTATTATCCAACACTTCTTCGAGCTGATCGGCAAAAGGTCGATCTTCAAGAATTAAATGTACAAGCGTTTCTTGAAACTGTTTTCCATATTTTGAAAAACTGATATTATCTGTCATTTTTACCTCATAGCCATAATATAGAAACCAAACTACTTTGCATCCACACACATTTTATTAAAATGTGAAAATAATTCTACAAAATTGATTTCTCCGAAACCATCTTGGAACATCATCTTAATTACTTCTGTTTTATTAAATGACATGTCTGGACTATCGATAACTTGACGAATATGCTTTTTTGACTCGATGGAAAGCATAGGGGCGTATAGCTGCATCATTTGATAATTTCGTCGTAGAATATCTTCTTTTTCTATAACCTTTTCATATGCTTTCACTCTTGATTCTGGCATCATTGTACGACAATATTCCAACAGCTTTGTAAATGTTACCTGTTCTTGTTCTTTAAAAAATGGAAATCTTTTTGATACAGTTTTTAAGCCGACTCCGCCAATACCATCCAAATTATCTGATTTGTCACCGGCCATGGCGCGGGCCATGGCAAAGTTATTTGGATGAATGTCAAAGCGCTCAATTAAATTAATTTTATTAATAAATTCTTTTTGTACCGGACGATGCAAGATTGTATTTTTATCTAACAACTGATAGAAATCTTTATCGCTTGAAACAATAATTTTCTGCCAATCTTCAAGACTCGGTACTTGTGTTAGATATGCAATTATATCATCGGCTTCCGTGCCTTTAAACATAAATTGCATAACTGGCATAGAATTAAAATATTCAATAAGACGACTTTGCTGCCAGATCTTATTGTCGACTTCTTCCTGCTCACTCATGTTACGAATATCGCGATTTAGACGAATTGGTTTTCTTCCGTCTTTATAATCCTTCTTCAAAAGCTTTCGTTTTTTCGAACCACCTTCTCCATCCCAACAAATAATAATTTTATCCGGTTTAGTTTCCCGGGCAATTTTCTGAATCGATTGTACACAGCCCTTTAGAGCACCAATTGGTTGTCCATTAACTGACAAGCTTGGATTAACAATATAATTCCGAAAAAATAAATTAAGTTGGTCAATAATAACCAAACGTTTAGACAAAATACACCTCTTATTATCTATACACGCGACTTGAAACTTTATTTACTTTTTTAACTAGAAAAGAATAAACACCATCAATACGACGGGACTCAAGCGACATACGTCTTACGTGTTCGCCTATTGTAGGCTCAAGTAAAAAGAATTTAACCTTTAAAAGAGTTCTTTCAACTGTTGTTGATACTGGCTTGGCCGGTTCTTGTACATTAACAACAGTTATTCCACAAACACCGCGTAAATTATCAGTTACAACAGTTAAATTTCTACTTCTATCAGATCGAAGTATAACCTCTGCTTCATAAAGAATTTCCTTAAAAACTTCTGAAACAACAGATTTAAGAGATTTCATATTTAGCCCTCTTTTCTAATAATATAATTAGTTACAACTTATACATTTCGATCTGATCAATGTTAGTCGTATAATAAACTCTTTTAATCCCCACATGTTTAAGCGCCGCGTGGCACATTGAACATGGCTTACTAAGGCGATATTCGCCTATTTTATTAATTCTACAAACATATACATCTGCGCCAGCTG